TCTCTTGAGCGGTACTACGCAACTCTGGATATTCAAGTCTTTCTCTTTTGTTACTCAAAAGGATAAGATTAGGAATAATTCTTTCGATTCCAAGACTATCGGTAGATACTTTATCGAATATCCCCCAAGTTTGAATAACAGAGTAATCGGCGCTGGTCTTAACGGAAAAAGCCGTATCACAGGTTTGAATAATAAAATTACAATCAGGCGGCGAATCCATGTGTTGCCAGATGTTGAACCACTGTCTTTTTATAATCCCTCCTTCCTCTGGAGTAGGATCTTGCATAAATAAAGACTGCCAGTACTTGGTTCCGTTTTGAGAACGTATCTCTAGCTCATCCTTCTTTAGAAGCCTATCCGGTTTCCATTCGGGGAAGTATGAAGTCCCAACAGGCAATTCTAACAACTCTGCGGAATCATCGTCCAACCAAGCAGGGATCTTTACAACTTCCCAATCATCTATATCTTCTTCTTCATCAGTTAATATCTGATCCTTTTTCCTTTGCTTTTCAGTTTCCAGAAGCCAGCCGCATATATCATCTTCATGGTATCGCGTGTTTATGATCACAACACTACCATTAGGCATTAAACGTGTCCGTAGACCAGCAGGATACCATTCTTTAATATACCTACGGCCAGCTTCTGAAAAGGCATCTTCCTCCGACATGACATCATCTAGAAGAGCAACGTGGCAACCACGACCTGCAATCTGTGAACGAACACCGGCAGCTATGTAAACACCGTTTTGATTAGTCTGCCATTTACCAGCGGCTCGTACATCAGACCTCAAAGTCGTTTCAGGAAAAATCTGTTTATATAGATCCGTGTTAACTATATCTCTTACAGCCCTGCCAAAGTCTGCCGCCAATTGATCGGAGTGAGATACGGAAAGTATTTCATGATTGGCGTGTCGTCCCATGTACCAAGCGGGAAACAGTTTGGAACAGATAACAGACTTGGAGGACCGGGGAGGAAGAAACACCATGATACGTTTGATGGTTCCTTCCTCGACCTTTTGTAGTTTCTTTGCAATCAGTTCTATATGCTTTCCCATCTTGAAATCGGAAATGAGAAACGGCACCATGAGTTTTAGAAATGTAAAGAAATCATTTCTAGCTTTAACCATAGCTTGTTCAAAGAGCCTATCCCGTAGTTCTATATAATCTTTTTTCTTAGCAGCAGCCATTATTTAATCTATAGATATAATCTTACTTCCTACGTGAACACCAATTTTTTCATCAACGTTTGGATACCCTTTAGGACTAACTGGATAAAAAACTTCTAAAGGAAGAAGTCCTTTTTCAGGTTTTGCCAAAATCTCTACTTCACTAACTATCTCACCAGTATCTGTATTTCTTACTTTAGCTATATGTTTACCTTCGCGTGTTATTGGAGGAAGTAATTGTGTAGATGTTTTAGGATTAGCAAGAGGATTTAACTTATATGCATCATTAGGTTTTATAAAAAAACCTGGAGCATCTGGTTGAATACCAGTTGACTTATCATGATGACCTTTAGGACTTCTCCATATTCTTTGAGTACGGTTATCTACATGCCAATTATATTTTGATCCTCTAGCAGTAGTAAATTTTTTTAATATTTTTGTTCCTAACTTTTTAACCTTTTTTCCTTTAGAAGTAGCTATGCTTCCTAAAATACTCGCTAAACCCATATCTTCATAATTAGGAAGGTTATATTCATATTTCCCTTTTGGTGTATCAGGACTACGGGTAATTTCTCCTACGGGTAATATCAAGTCCAAAATCGATATTAAGTCTTCTTGTGAAAATTTTAAATTTTCAGATGTCTTATCCTTTAAAGCATCTTCCAATACTTTTAAAGGTATAGGTTTAAGATCCTGTTTCTTTTGCCATTCATTTATTTCTCTTGATTGTTTAATCGGAGGAAAATTTTTAATTACAGCCATAACTACATCCACCTAAAAATAGCATAACAAAAAAGGGCAAAGATAATAACAATAATCCAAAACCCCACAGCAACCCAGCTATCAACGTATTCCGAATTGGAGTGGGAGTTGCCATGTAGAAATCTTTTAAAAGATTTAAACACGCTATACAATACTAAATAGTATACTTACAATAACTATAAAGCCGATAATAACAATAGATATTCTTTTAGACATAGTATCAACTTTAGCAAACTGTTTAATATATTCTATCATAGGTCTACTTCTTACCTCCCTTGATAACTTTAAAACCTACCACATCAGCCAGATTTTTAATGTCCTCTTCCATTTTCTCTTCAGAATCCGTTTCAGCGAAATTAGACATTTTAATTTTCTGTTCAGACTTATCAACAAACATTCCCAAATGCCTAGCAATGGTTTCCATACTACGGTTAGCGTTTGTGAAATCGCTGTCATCCATAGCTTGTTCGTAGACCTTAGAAACTTTTTCCAAAACTTTATCAGCATTCCAAGCCATCCTTCTCAAAGCCTCCTCTCGCAGGTTTTCTAATCTCTTCTTTATCTTCTTATTTGTGTGCAAGACAGCCCAAGCCCTTTGTCTGGTATTGGATTCAGTCTTCCCAAGAGCATAGCCAGCAGCTTTATAGGCATGAGCTATATCGCCTGTAGCCATATACTCCATACAAAATTTCTCCTGTCGAGGGGATAAACCCCCAACAAGTTGAGATCTGGTAAAGAGTTTCAGCCTTTGCGGAGGATTTTCTAGCATTCTTTCCTGTTTATATCTATAATTTTGATCGGGTGAATCTGCTTTAGAATAATCTCTAACCCGCAAACGCTGTCTCCCAGGGAGGCGGAACATCCGCCTATGAGCCTCTTTCCGCATATCTTGCAAATCTTTACCAGCGGAAGAGGATATTCTTTTATCACTTAGTTCTTTTATTGTAGCACGTAACTTTTCCATAGACCATTCGGCATAGATGATATGTGCTTTTCTATCTAAGTTCTTGGTATAATCCTGATCTGTGGAATTCATTTACCATTCCCATATCCCAGTTTGGTATTTCTTTTTACACCTTCATCATAGGTAAGGCATTCTATTTTTTTAACAATAACATCTTTATTTTTAAAATGGTTCATAAGACTTCGGACAATATCTTTATAGTTGGATTTAACATGATCCTTACAGCTTTCAATAGTAGCATAAGATTGTGTATATTGTATCCAACCCTTATCCTGTTGCAAAACCGGAGATAAAATTAAAACCGAAACAAAATAAACCATTACCATTTTTAATAATACCATGCATCACAAACAGATAAAATACTCAAAAGGAATAATTCATTCATTTCCATTTCTTTAAAAAAGTCTTTTCCATTTTGATCAAGGTATAATTTTTGTAATCGGTAAGCTTCCATTTCCTTGTTTCCATAACAAATACGCTCATCATTTAAAATACCTGCTTCATGTTGAATGTGATGAACCAACTCATGAAGGATAATAGAATTCTGTACAATTGGAGATTTCTTATCCAGATAAGTTTTATTTAAATATATAGTCTCAGTTTCATGATCGTAAAGTCCTGCCGCCCCTACATCTCCCTCTTTCTTAGTACATTTTTTATCTATCCATTTATTTTCTTCATCACACTCCTGATACATCCAATAGATCTCTTGTTCTGATATATATATAATTGCAGGATAGGTATCTACCGTTGGTAGGTCTGAATGAGTAGTTATAAAAATATTAAAAATAATAAGAAGAGATTTTAGTGTTGACATCTTTTTAAAAAAACCTTATACTATATGACAGCATAAGCATAAAAGGAGAAAAACTACTATGATGCCTATACCTTTTAATTCCTTAAACAGGGATTTTGAATCTATTATTGATCAGATGTTTAATACGCAACCTAAACGTACTCTGAAAGCTTTACCTTTTAACGGTATTAAATATCCTTGTGTACACTACGCTGGTGATTATATCGTTACTTTGGACGATACGCAAGAAGATGGTAACGATGACCATTACTTCTTTCACTTTCTCATTCCCGGTCATGATGAAACTTCCATAGAAGTCATGCAAAAAGAAGGATCGATTATCATCAAAACAAAGGATGAGAATAAAGATAAGGATGATACCCATCCTTTTACTGATTATAAATATTATAAAAAGGTTGGTCTTACACATCCCGACTTTGAAATTACAGAAGCTATCTTTAAAAACGGTATCCTTAGTTTATCCGTTAAAGATATGATAGCAGAACGGGAAAAGATCAATACAAAGATGATTGAAGTTAAGAATCAATAGTATATTTAAACATCTTTATATCTTCTTTAAAAGAGTCAGCTACCAGATCTATAGCCGGTTGGCTTGATTTGAAATAGCTGGCTCTTTTTTCCAGCCTTTCTCTCTTTGTCATTACTCCCCTATAGCTGGGAAGAGTTGTCTGTGTTAATTTGAAAACCTTGTTGAGGAGAGGAGAAGTATGTTCAAAAGAGAATATCTCCTTTACCTCCGATAGCCAGTTAACCTGTGGGGTTAATCTATGCCCACAGAAAGGTGTAGTGTGTAGGTATTCATAATCCTTGTCATCAGTCAGCCACTTCACAAACCCCCTGCTCTGGAGCCTGTGCTGCTCCCTGATAGCCGCCTTGGTATTCTTTATACCCCGGCACCAAGCAATACGATCTACCGGCCCTGTAGCAAAGAAATCAAACATATCGACCATCCTGTCAAAGGGGTTACGGATAACACCAAAGGTATAAAGTTTCTTCCATTCAGTCGGTCCTATTTTATTTTTAATGTCGATAGAATAACAAAAGAAGGGAAGTATATTCTCATGCTTCTTATAAGAATTAACAGGACAGCAATCCAGAACATAATCATTTATAGTTTCAGGAATCTGCTGGATTGAAAGTGGTATATCAACAAAGATGAATTTATGTTTTTCGTTAGCTATAAACATTAGCGATAACATCCTCTAAAGCTGCCATATTATCTTTATTGATAAATTGATTATTGCCAATATAAAAAGCATTGTTATGCAGGAATTCAGAATTAACAAAAGCTTCCGGCGTAGGATGACTGATAAACGGTTGACGTACTATATTGCCTACGAGGAACGGCCTTGTCTCTACACCGCTATCGGACAGGTGTTGCTGAAGCTTGTCTTTTTTAGCCCTATCCTTACAGACAAAGGGAAGAGCAAAGGATGAATTACCCCTTTCCTTTACAGTTCTAAACTCATCACCGTACTTTGATAGAATTTTATTAAACATCTTTAGATTATCTTTTCTAACATTAATCCAATTATCAAGATGCTTTAACTGTTCCAACCCCAGTACTGCATTTATCTCCACGTTACGCAGGTTATAGCCTACGGTAGGAAACAGAAACCTTTCGTCCAGATCAGGGTAGCTATCTTTTATGGTTTTAAAAACACCGGGACTAGCTTCCCTAGCAAGCCCATGAGATCTCTTCATCCTCATCAATTCATACAGGTCTTTGTTATTGGTACAAACGATACCTCCTTCTACGGTAGTCATGTGATGTCCGAAATAAAAACTAAACGTAGAGCCAATCCCAAAGGTTCCTACCTTTTGGTTATTGAACCTAGCACCATGAGACTCACAACAATCCTCAAGGATCAAAGCTTCGGGAAAGATGTTCTTTATTAGTTCTATATTTGAAGGAGATCCTAAGAGATGCGTTATCCAAACGACATCTATATCTTTGGATTCCCTTATCCTCAACATATTATTCCTACAAAAACTATAGGTATCAAGATCTATATCACAATATTCAATATCATAACCAACCTGCATCAGAGGAGCGATAGTCGTTCCCCAGGTACACGATGGAACCAAAACCCTCATTGGAAGATTTGTATAAGATAACTCTGTGTTTGCCCTTCTCTTAAAAGAAACACGGGGATGTTCTTTAAACAGCAATTCAGCAACAGCATCCAGTAGCAGTAGGTTAGCACTGCCACCGGAATTAACAAACACAGCTTCATCCATTCCCATCCATTCGGCCCAACGTCCTTCAAACTCCTTCACCTTTTCACCGTTGGTAAATCTGTTATCTCCATTTATAAAATCCGTCATTACTTTTTTTTGATAATCACAAATAGAGTTTTTCATTAAAGGCCAATCTAAATTAGTCATTATGATGATGTCCTCATTGCAGCATCGTATGCTCTTTTTTTATAATCTGTTTTGTCATGTTTTAAAATTTCTATATCGTTATCTACCATATCGGATATCAATTGTTTTATAGATACGGTAGATTTCCATTGAAGGTTAGCTTCTATCTTAGCTGGGTTACCAAGCAATTGATTAATATCTATAGGTCTGTATAAGTTTTTATTTACTTCTATCAACACTTCTTCTTTAGAATTACGGTTGGTAGCCTTTGTTCTTTCACCAGTCCCAGACCAATCAAGGGCTACCCCTATCTTCCTAAAGGCTGTTTCCGCAAAACTCTTTACGGAATAAGTATCGCCGGTAGCAACCACATAGTCGGTGATAGCTTCATCTTTGGCATCGTTGATCATCATATACATTGCCCTGACATACTCCCTAGCATCCCCCCAATCTCTGTTAGCGTGTAAGTTTCCCAACTGTAGCGGTTGGTTTCTTTCAACCTTATTAAGCGCATATCGTGCTACGTAGTTGGTTATTTTACGAGTAACAAAATCCAAACCCCTACGGGGAGACTCATGATTAAACAGGATACCGTTTACCGCATGGATACCGTAAGCATTACGGTAGTTTTTAACAGTAAGAAAAGCACACATCTTAGATACGGCATAAGGAGATACAGGATTAAAAGGAGTTTCCTCTGTCATCTCCTTTATCCTACCTCTTTTATTTTTACCATTGCCATATAGCTCTGAAGTAGAAGCTTGGTAGAACCTGAAGTCCTTATGAAAGTGTTTATGTAGAGACTCCAGTAGCGTTATAACCCCAAGTGCATTTACTTTATGTGTTACTGTAGGGATGTTAAACGAATCGCCTACGTGAGATTGTGCAGCGAGGTTGTAGACCTGGATGTAGTTGTCGAATTGAATAAGGGTATGTACGGAGTCGTAAACAGTACGTACAAAATTTTCAATAGAACATCCATCCATAAGATCAAAGTGAATAAGAGTAAGATCAGGATGGTCTATCAAATGAGCAATACGAGATAGATTAGATGAGGAGCTACGGCGTATACCGCCGAATACTCTGATGTCCTTTTCTAGCAGATCTTCCGCTAGGTAGGAGCCGTCCTGTCCGGTGATGCCGGTGATGATAGCAGTCTGTTTCATGATATATATTTTTCTCCATCGGTATAGGTATCCTAAAATACTCCAGGTGGTTTATATTTACAAGACCTAAAATTTTGAAATTTATGTCGATGGGTATATAACCTTCACCGGCCCGGCTCGTTTTTCCTCCCCCCAGGCAAAAAAAACCCCTACCAGTATTCGCTACCGGTAGGGGCTAGTTGAGGGAGAACTGGTTACGCTACGAGTATGTCGTTTCCGGTAGCGCTGCTGGAACCTGCCCTGGCATTGGGATTGTTAGGATCTACTCGAACCAACTGAGGAAAGTAGCTCTTGCCCCGTTGGGTATTCATTACCCAAATGCCATCCTGTCCCTCGTACTTAGGATACACCGCGAAGTTAGAGACAGGCAGCTTGTGGTCCTTAGAAGCCTGTATAAGAGCAGCGTAGCAGTCCATAGCATTGTTAGCGTTAAAGGAGCCATTCGGCGTTGCCTTAAGCCCTACGTGGCTGACCTTTGGGCCGTCAAATTTGCCAGTCTTTTTGTTCAGGCTTTTAATCTCAACCTTTGCGATTGAGCAATTGCCCCGAAACTCATACTTGTTAACTGGCGCGGAAAACGAAGGATTATAAAGGCTATTCTGTGTGTTGTATGTGGTCATGGTGGTTATAAGTCCTTAATAGTCGAATAACCCGGTCAATCGCCGGGATTGACTTAAGTATATACGAACCGCCCGGCCAGTCAATATCTTTCGTAAACCATTGAAATCATTGAGCTTTTCACCCTTCACCTTATTGTTATAAGGGCTATTTTACGCCTATTCTCCGATTCTTATTGTCCATATAATATTATTATGATCACCGACGAGATTGACTAGACACCTATAGTTATTATTGTATAACATATGCATATTAACACAGTAATATCAAGTACTTATGTAAGTAAAGGGAAGGTTTGAGGGGAAGGTATTTGTTTTTAAAGTATACTATATACCCATATTCTATACCCTTTCGGGTAAATAATAGTCAATCTATTTAAATACTTACGTTAGTTTCTTATAAGCTACGCCGATTCGCCCAAATCCGAGGATCGGGCTGTTGGCTAACCCATTGAAATCGCTGGTCGATTCGGAAGATTTGACATTCTGGATAAGATCGAGTAGGGTTGATCCGAGCCGCATAACAATCTAATAGGAGGTAATAAAATGACAGATAAGAAAGAATACCACGTTCTAATGGACGGTTTCGTATATGATAAATACGATACTTTTGATAAAGCCGCTCTTGGTAGGAAAAGGTTAAGGATTGGAATACAACAGAACATAGAAATTAAAGAAGATGAAATTACAGAGCTATATGATACTCTTAACAACATAAAGATAGAGGAGGTAGATAATGACAAATAATCCCTCATTTAGGATACTCGACAATAGAGGGTTCCAGATTACCTTTCCCAATGAATGGACAGTAAGTGTCATCATTGGCAAGGGAGCTTATTGTACTAATAGACATGATGAAGAGTTGGATTACACTAACTCTAAACCCTCTCCTAATGCTGAGATAGCAGCTTGGTATGGTGAAGGGAATGACCATAGATCATGGTATGTGTTCGATAGTGGGGATACCGTAGAAGGATATCAAAACCCATTAGATATATTAGCTTTCATGAATATGATAGCTAATAGGAAGTATACTCCTGATGCTGATGGTACTCATGATGTTCTATTAGAACGGAATGAAGAACGAAAAACTAACCCTCATTATTTGTATAAGGAAGCTACTAGTGAAGAAGTAGCAGATTATCTTAGCGATCAATTGGAAAAGGATAATGGTTATGACCAAAGCTAGTTATAAAGCACCAGCCATTGAGGAATTCTTAACGGATTTCTTAGGCTCAAATAGAGTAAAGACTATTGCACAAAATAAGTGTGTTAGTTGTGATAACATTGCAATGTTATTCAGAGATAACATTAGCAGTAAAGAGTACACTATCTCTGGTCTATGTCAGGACTGCCAGGATAGTGTATTTGGTGTAGAAGAAGATGACTTTGAAGATGAAGACTATGAAGGGAGTATTAATTGATGCCATCTTTTAAAACAGAAAATATTAAACTAAATAGGGATACAGAACGTAAGTGTCTATCATGTTATAGGACATTTATGTCTTGGGGAATTGGTAATCGTGTTTGCGATAACTGTAAACATACTAGCCTGTATGAGGGTAGTGCAGTAGCTGAATACCCTCATGGTCTAAAGATCTTTAAATCATAGGGAGATATATTATGCTTTCAATGGAACGTATAATAGATAATGATATTCGGAATTACTTTGAAATAATGCCGGAAGACTGGGTTAAGTTTTCACCTAAGTTTAAAAAGAATTTGGCTAAATATTATTGGAAAAGGATGCTTAATGATGCATGATAAAATACTATCTCTTACTTCAAAGATGCCATGTTATAGCATTAGTTTAGATGCAAGGTTATGCCATGTTGGAGGTACTTTGGTAGATATTCCAGGTACACCTTGTAATAAATGTTATTCTTTACGAGGGTATTATAATATGCCTACTACTCGTAAAGCTATGGCAAGGAGATTGATATTCATGAATTCTCCTAAGTTTATTCCTAATATGGTTCGACTGTTAGACCATAGTCATTCTTATTTTCGCTGGTTCGATAGCGGTGATATACAGTCTGAACAGATGGGAAAGAATATCTTAGATGTTATAAGAAAGACTAAACATATAACCCATTGGCTACCTTCTAAAGAATATAAATGGTGGAAAAACATACTAAAAACTAAAGTACTTCCAAGTAACGTAGCACTTAGAATAAGTACTCCGTTTGATGATACTAAACCCATCACTAAGTTTCCCTGTACTTCAACTACTTATACAAAGACAAGTAGTCTCGCCTATACAGGGTTTAAATGTCCAGCCCATATACATAAAGAGACTTATGGCAAGTATGAATGCGGTACTTGCAGGGCTTGCTTCAATCCAGCTATTAAGAATGTAGCTTATCCTAAACGGTATGAAAGCAAAACAAAATGAAAAAACGTATTCATATCAATCAACATAAGATTAAGTCTAACAAAAAGCATGGATTAAATGATCCTGTTATTACTGTTAAGACTTATAAATCTAATGATTATGGTCATCATGTAATGATAAAAGGAGAAAGTCATCTGATATATAGACCTGATAAACCACTATCTTGTGGTGCTACTGTATGGCTAGAAACAAATAGTGATGTAGTGGTACAGAAAAATATTAAGAAGTCATTATTACCAAGATATAAGACAGTTTAATTTATCTTTAATAAAGGGAATTTAATTATGTCTGATGGTCTTAGAATACATGGTGTACAGAACATCAAAGTAAGGCGTAGTAATCTAGGTAGTTGTGAAACAATAGAGATTGATATTAGTAGTGAGACTTGGAGTGGTCATAAAAGGGACTTTAATATTACTCTCTTCTCTCAAGATGAAAAGTTTCCTTTTAATATGGATACAATACCTAGTGATGTTAAGGTAGATCTATTCAATATTAAGGAGAAAGAAGAAAAGATATGCCAATAGACTACAGAAAAAACGAAATCATTAAGCATATCCGTAGTCTAATAGAGGTAAATCATGTTGATCCTTTAAAGGCTGTAGAGTATGCTACTCATACATACATTATACCACCACTTGAGCAATTAGAATTTGAAAGGAGAATAAAAGAGAAATACTTATCAAAAAAAGTCTGTGATCTTTATGAGAAACAGCAAACTAAAGATGATATAAATGGAGTAACTGTAAATGAACAAGGATAAAACCATTGTCACCTTTGTTTTTGTGGATATTATTATACGGAATTTGTATACTAATAGCCTTTCTTGCTACGAGATAGGAGTGAAATAAAGGGAATATGAAAGGACCAAAGAAAGAAAACCCTACTATAATATATACCGATCATGACCAACTCAGCAGACTTACTATAGATTATATTATGAGTTGTGCTGATGCTAAACACATAACGGAAATACCAATAGAACATATTAACGAATTCCTGCAACTC